GATCGGGTACAACAGCAAACATAGATCTTGAACAACTTGGTTCGAGTAATATTATTGGCGGCTTAAATGCTGCTGCTGGATCAATGACAACACTGGATCTAGACGGCAATGCTTTTACGCTTGATATAAATCAGATCGGTAACACTAACAAGTTTCTCGGCGATATATGGGGTGACAATGTTACAGCTTTTTTTGAATTTGATGGCGATAGCAACACCTTTACAATCCAGGCAGATCCTACTAATACCTATGGAATTGATAACTCTAATTTAAACGTAGATGTCACCGGCAGTACAAATACATTTACCCTTAACCAAGGAACCACTGCACTGGCAGCTACCCTTGATCTTGATTGGGTAATTAACGGTACTGGGAATACAGTAGTAAGTAACATAAATTATGATGGAGCCACAAATTTCATGGATATCGATGGAAATTCGAACACGGTTAATTTCACCGGATCCGGATATGCTGGCGGTTATTTTTATTTAGACCAGACAGGAAATAATATGACCTTCAACGTGCAACAACTGAGTACCCAAGACAATGACTGGCTTAAAATCATCTCGATTTCTAATAACACTGGCTCTAATACTTCTAGTTTCTGTATTATTCAAAACGACCAAGGTTCAAGCACAGGTTGTTGAAAATATTGGCGATATATCTGAGTTAAACGGTAACGCCCAGGTTGTTAGAGACAAACCTCTAGACGCAACATTACAATTTGCTATACAAAGCAATGATGAAGCCGTTACAACAAACGGGCGTATGTCAATTACCTTTTTGGATGATAGTAAAGTCAGCTTGACAGAACACTCCCAGCTGCTCATCGATGAGTATATTTATGATCCGGATCCATCAAAATCAAAGATGGCCCTTACCTTTGCTTTAGGTACCGTTCGCTTTGCTACAGGTAAACTCAACCGAATAGATAAACAAAACATCAAGCTTAAAACACCCACAGCAAATATTTCAATTCGTGGAACAGATTTTACAGCCACAGTAGACGAATTAGGACGTAGCCTTATAGTGTTGCTTCCAGATGCTTTAGGATTATCTAGCGGTGAGATAGAGGTTATAACTGCTACAGGATCCGTACTTTTAAACAAACCTTTTGAAGCTACAACAGTCTCGGTTTTTGAAAGTAATCCAAGCAAGCCAGCAATATTGGATCTTACACTGGACCTTATTGACAATATGCTTATTGTAAATCCCCCGGAAGAAAAACAAGAAATAGATACTACCCAGGCAATAGTTAGAAAAGATAATTTGCTAGATTTTAACGATTTGGATATAGATTACTTAGCAGAAGACTACTTAGAAGCAGACGATTTAATTTTTACAGAGCTCGATATCAATTTTCTGGATGTAAATCTATTAGAGGATATGTTGAACGTGCTTGATGCTTTGGCTGTAGGTGCAGAAGAGGATCAGCTACAACAAGCAGGAGGTATCAATGTTACTGGCACAAACCTAGGTCAAGATTTGGACACACAGATTACAACAATCATAGAAGGCCAATCATTAAGTTTTAGAAGAGTCGTGAGCGATTCGGCTCGTATTGATATAGACGGCGGTGGATCTTATACTGTTATTTTTATACAAGATGGGAAATCAAATGTAGTGACAGTAAACGGTGGTTCTGATTCCACCATTAAAATCACACAAAGCAATTAATGAAAAAATTAATAATACCAATACTCGTATTACTATCATTACCGTTAGTATTTAAATCAACACCAACAGAAATAATAAAGCTGCGAACCTTTGACGCTTTAATAAAACAACAAGAGCCTTCTGGTAATTTTGTAATTCTTAACATTACCGAAGATGACATAGAGAATGAAGGCGGCTGGCCTTTGCCTAGAAAAAGACTTGCAGATATACAGCTAGAGATTTTAGGTAAGGGCGCTTTAGGCACAGGATGGGCTGTTAGCTTCCCGCAACCAGACAGACTTATGGGTGATGAAGACTTTGCAAGATCTCTAGGCTACGGTCCTTCTGTCATAGCAATGTTTGAGGATGGCAAGGGTAATTACCCAGAATTTAAAGGCACGGTTGTTAAAGGTGAGGATCTAGGTGGTATTATTAGTCCGGGAGTTAAGCAAAACTTTTACAAACTAAGAGAAAATACATTAGAAGGTCTGGCCGTTGCTCCCACCGAAGTTGACCAGCTTGTAAGAAGAATACCTTTACTGGTTAGAACACCAGACAATTCTTGGATCCCTAGTTTTGCTATCCAAATATACAAAGCTTTGTTTAATGTAAAGACATATATTATCACTACAAATGATAATGGTATTCAAGAGATATCAATCCGAGGAATACCCCCGGTCAAGACTGACAGCATGGGTAGAAAATATATATCCTGGGTGAAGACACCAGAAACCACATTACAAGAAATGGATGTAAACGGCAGGTTCGTTATTATTGGTGTCACTGCAAACGGAGTTATGCCTCAACTTGCAACACCTGTTGGACTGTTAGAACCTCATAAGATACAAGCGGCCCTAGCTGAATCAATATTAATCCAGGACTCGCCAACAGTACCAGATTGGAGTTTAGCCGCTGAAATAACCATTTTATTGATTTCTGTGGCTCTCACATGGCTTGTATTGCATTGGTTTGGTATAAGCCTAGGCATAGGTATGGCTGTTTTTATCATGCTTGTTACAGGTTTTGGTGGATATTACATGATCCAAACAGGTCTATTAGTAGATGTAACCTGGACATTAATATCACAATTTATTACAGGATCAACAGCTTTCTATTTAAGGTTCAGAGAGCAGTACAAACTTAGGCAGCTTATAAAACAACAATTTGGTAAATACCTTGATCCCCGGATGGTAAAAAAACTACAAAACAATCCAGAGCTATGTCAGATAAATGGAGCAAGAGTAAACTGCTCAATAATTTTTACCGATCTAAGAGGTTTTACAAGCCTTTCTGAATCTGTAGAGCCAGAAATGGTTACTTATATAATGAACAACGTATTAGATGTCCAGGTAAAAGCTGTGAATAAGTTTTATGGTTGCACAGATAAATTTATTGGTGATGCAGGCATGTTTCATTTCAATACTATTATTCCGCAAGAAAACCATCACGATTTAGCTCTAGCAGCTGCATTAGAAATAGAAAAAAATATAACTGAGTTAAACCAGCGTTTTAAAGAAGAAGGCATACCAGAAATAGCAATTGGTATTGGGGTGAACAGCGGCGTTTGCATAGCTGGAAATTTTGGAGCTAAAGACCGATTTGCTTTTAGTTTAATTGGAGATCCGTGCAATGTAGCAGCTCGTTTAGAAAGCGGAACTAAGGAGGCTGGTGTGAATACTTTAATAGGGCATGAAACTGCACAAAATTGTAAATATGTGTTAAAGTCTCTAGCACCACTAAAAGTTAAAGGTAAAGCAGAGGCGTTAAAAATATACACATGGGATTCAAATTAAGCATTATTTTAGGCGGTTTATTAGTTACATCTGTAACAGGAAGTCTTTGGTATATAGATAGATTACAAGACGAAGTATCAACGCTCAAAGGCAATCAACTAATGTTAGAAAGTGAGATCCAAAAACAAAACGATTCAATAAAAAGTTTTTTAGAGCAACAAAAGAAAAACGCAGAACAATTACAATCAATGACAGCATCCAATCAAGAGGCCCAGAGAGAAGTATCTAAACTAAGAAATACTTTTGCCAAACATGACATGGGAGATTTAGCTTTAAACAAACCTGGCTTAATAGAAAAGCTAGTAAATAAGGGCACAAAGAAAGTTAAAAACGAGCTTATAGCCATAACAGATCCAAATCAATTTAGTAAAAATGAAACAAATACTACTGATTAGTTTACTTCTTACAACTGGTGGATGCTCCCTAATTCCATCACAAACTAAGCCGGTCGAAGTTGTCAGCATAGCTGCAATGCCCAATATATATCACCCCCCTTTACCATTGGAATTGCAGCTTGTTGACATAGATTGGACTATTTTTACACCAGAACTCATGCAAAATTATTTAGACGATGTTGAAAAAGGCGATGCACCTGCTATGGCTTTTTACACCCTAACTAATAAAGATTATGAAAACTTGAGCATGAACACCGCAGATCAAAAACGATC